CCATTTGAAATAATTTGTTTATTCAATTTAAAAATAATATAAATAGCTAACTGTTAAATCTATTTGCAAGTATCTTTCTATAAATATCGTTTACAGATTCTTTATTACATCCCCTATTGTAGTAGAAGTTCATTACTCTTTTTATTCTTTGTAAATCTGATTGCTTTTGTTTTTCTTTTGCTGTCATAACTTTTCTATTTCTTGTTTAACTTCTTGCCAATATATTTTTGCAATTGGATGCGTATAAAATTCATTAATTATTTCTTCAACTGCTATTAATGCGAATTGTTTTGCAAAGCTAATTGTATTCATTGGAATTGCATTGTAATACTTTAACATTAATTCTCTAGCTTTATCATTTGGTTTCATAATCTTATTTCTATTTTTTGTGTTGAACAACTCATTTTATGTGCTCCATTAAATTGATGGCATTTACTACAATATTCCCAATACATACTACAATTAATAGCATCTTCTTCTCTATTAGGTATTAAGTAAGATTGTCTATAGTTATCAGGTGTTGCTTTAAACCTGTAACAAGTTTCTTTTGATTTACAAAGTGTATCTCTACACATAGCTATATCTGCCATAATTTAAATATTAAAATTCCTATTGTTATTATTATACTCCAAGAAATTATCTCTACTATTCTTTGTTGTTGTTTATTATTCATATTTTAATCTTCTTTTAGTTCATCAGCTAATTCTAAAATAGCTCTTTTAAATTGTTGCTCGTTAAAGGTTGCTTGTATTAATAAACCTTTAAATAGTTGTAGGTATTCGTCAAGCGTTACATCGTCGTGTTCTGTTTCAACTATGTACTTGTATCCGTAGTTTTCTAATTGTAGTTTCATATCTTACTTTTTTAATAGTTTTTTAAAATGCTGTATAAATTCATATTCTGTAAATGGTTTATTTTCTTTATCAAATGTCCACATTCTAAATATTTTTTCTTTTGATTTTTCTTTATAAATCATTTTATAAGAAGTAATTTCTTCTTCTTTAAGGTTTGGTAATAATATTGTAGCTTTTTTAATTTTAATATCAATTATTTTCATATCTTAAACTATTTTGTGTCCGTTAATATTATATCCTTTCTTTACTGCTATTGATATTACAGGTAGTTTAACTTTTAAAAATGTAGCTGCTTCTTTATAGGTAGTAAAGGTATAGAATTCTTTTTCTGGTGATAATATTGTAATTGTTTTTCTTTTCTTAGTTTTTATCTTACTATCGTATTTATTATCTATTATAGTTTGTAAGCAATTAAAGTCATCTTTATCCCATTGATTATACTGTTTGTCCCATAAATAACATTTAGGTTGTTTGTATAGTATATCTATTACTTCGTAAATATTATAATTATTCATATCCTGCTTCTTTTTTAAATATTTGTAATAAGTCTTTTATTATTCCAGGCACTCCTTCAGGAGTTGTTTTTAATTTTAACCAATCAGCAAATTCAATAGCATAATCATCTTTAGATGTATATTTGTCTATCTTTTCTCCTGCTAATAATTGTATTGCTTCACTATACTTTTCCATTAAATCTTTATCGTATTCTATAATATCTTCAAAAACATTAATAGCGTGTAATACTGTAGCGTGGTTTTTATCTAAAGTATCACCTATTTCTTGTAATGAATAACCTCTATCTCTTAATAGTTTATAGTAAATCATTCTAGCTTCTATAAACTCATACTTTCTTGTTTTAGTTGTTAAATCTACTCCTGTTACTTTTTGTATTGTGTTTAATATCTTATTTTTTATTTCTTCTTTAATCATTTCTTAAATTTTAATCTTATTTTACTTCCTAATTGTTTTGCAAATACAGTTAAAGTTATAAAAGATACTATTTCAATAGCTCTATAAATACCAGCACAAACTTCGTAATCTTCTACAGCTTCATACTCTGTAATAATTTCTCTTAGTTCATCTATTGTAGAACCATTCTCAAGTTCATACAATGCTATTTTAAAGTGTTCTTCTATTCTTTCTTTATCCATATTATAATATTCCTCTTAACACATATTGGTCTAAGTCTACTCCTTCAGTTTGAAAGAAGTGTTTATAATTACTAATACCTTGCTTAAACTTTTCTTCTCCTTTAGCATAGAACTCATCACTACATTCGAATATAGCTATATCTAAACTACCTTTATCTATTGCAATAAACACAAATTTATCAACATTAAACATTTTCTTGTATAACCAAGCTTGTAGGTCGTAAGAATATTTATCTGCACTATATCTAAAGTCTTTTATTCCCGTAGTAGTTTTTAAGTCTACAATTATATTTCCTTTTAATATATCTGCTTTTGCTCTAATTGGTATACCATCTATCATAGCTATTTGTGGTACTTCAAACTCTGCTTTTATTAAGTATTCTTTTACTGCTTCATTTCTAAATAATGCATCAACTAATCTTTCAGCTGCTTTCTTTTCTGTTTGTGTATAAACTTCTTTACCTGATTGTTTAGCTAATTTATATTCTTTACTTGCTTTTGTAGCAGATTCTACAAATATCATATCATCAATCTTATTAGGTTCTAAAACCATAGTATGAAATAATTTACCATCTCTCAAAGCTTGAGATTCACCTGAACCATACTTAGTCGTGTAGTAATATGTTTTAGGAGAAGATAATAATGTTTTAATACTTGAACTACTTAAAGCGTTTTTACCTAAGTAATCATAATAAAAGTTATCATCATACATATTATCTAATATTTCTTTTTCATCCCAATGTTTTCCGTCAAATGTAGTTATCATATTATCTTATTTTAATGTTATTTAATAAATTCATAGTTTCATCTGTATTTAATACATCTCTAATTTCTTGTGCGTACATATCGCTCAAATCAAATTCTCTTGTTAAAGCAGCTATAACATCTGTTAAATTAGCTACTAAATAAACATCTTCTCTAGCTTCTGATAAAGCTAATAATTTTTCTAGTTTTAAAATAATTTCTTGTTTGTTCATAGTTTTTGTTTTTAAATTATATACAAATGTAAACATATTATTTTAATAAAAAAATACTTTAACATTTATTTAACAAAAAAGGAAGCTATTTGCTTCCCTTAATCTGTGCTATACAAATACTGTAACGTTGGTCTTTATCTGGATATTCTTTTACCATTACATCATCAATCATACATCTTTGTATAAACTCTTTTTCTTTTTCTTCTTTTTGTGGTTTTGGAATTGGCATAATATATTTATTTATTGTTTTCTATCCATTGTGTTTGTAACTGCTCATAGTGTTCTATTTCTCTTTGTAAATAATCTAAAGCTTTTCTTAAGTCTTGTAGTTCGTTATCTTTCTTACCTGCTCTAGACAAATATTTAATTACATTTCCTCTATTGAAATTTAAATTATAATCTTTAATAAAATCTATTACATCATAGCCTTTATTGTTTTCGTAATGTAATTGTGTTGCTCTCATATCTACTTGTGCCATTAGTCTATTCTTAAAAATTCAGATTCAGCATATTCTAAAAACCATTCTTTGTTAGTTTCGTACTTTTCTATAATAGCTTCTAACATTACTAATTCATCAATAGTTTTAGTTGCTAATTTGTGTACTAAACTTTCTATTTTTCTTTCTATATTTAAAAGCATTTCAGGTTCTGATTTATGCATCTTAACATATTCTTCACTTACAATATGCTCTAGGTCTTTATTTAAAGAGTTAATTCTATTCTTTAAACTTTGTCTATATTGTGTTGTTGTTTTTAAATTATCATTAGCTTCTAATAATAGTTGTCCTAAGATAATTGATTTTAAATATTCTAGTTGTATTATATTCATATTTCTTTTAAAATGTTTTCAGGTTGTATTTTTAAATAAGTTACTTCTTTTGATACTTTGTATCGTAAACTAAAGTGCGTAGAAGCAGGGTTTTTGTTGTTAGTTTCCCAATCAGGTTTTACCATTAGTAAATTCCAAAAGTAAACACCCCTTGGGGTAGAATTAACATAAATAGGAATATCTAAATGCTTTTCACATTCTACTAACATAGCATCATATTTCTTCTTTTCTAAAAGCATATTATCATAGTGTGCTGTTCTACACTTCAACTCTATTCTGTGTTTGAATTGTGGTGAATAGCAATCCCATCGGCTCATTTGGTTTTTAGATTTAACCAAGTCCTTATAGATATTTTCTTTTAGCCAAAGAAATAGATTTTGTTCGTTCCAGTTATGCATCCTGTTGAGTTTCGTAAACTTTTCTTAAATCGTTAAGTGTATCTCTCCAGCAACTAGCACAGTTACTATCTTGTATTACTTCATTAAATACAGCTTTATAAATATCTTTAATTCTCCATTGTTCTTTTGGTGTTAAAGTTTCTTTTTTAAACTGAAAGTAAGGTAGTAAAAATTCTATATCTTCATCTTTTAAGCAGTTTGGTTTTCTGTAGCTCCAAATCTTATTTAAAAATTCTTTTCTTGCACTACATCCACAATCTATCCCTGTAGCGTTTGATACAGCATCTACTACTGCTTTAATACCTGTAGCAGTTGTTATTTGCTCTACAGTATCTCCTAATCCTTTTGGTTTTCTTTTTGCCATAATTTATAGTTTTAAGTTATCGTAATCTTCTTTTAATAGTTCTTTTAATTTTTCTTTATGCTTTTTTAGTGAGTGAAATATACTTACAAAGCTTATTCCTGTTTCTTTTGCAAGTCCTCTAATGCTAATATTAGAATCTCTATAAATAGAAAATAGTTTTTTATCGTACCAATCCCAGTTGTTTACTTCAGTTTCTGCTTTAGTTCTAAATTCGTTCCAATCTAACTCTTTTTCTAAATCAAAGTCATCTACCATATTGTAAATTTCTTCATTTAGTTCGCATTTAGTTATTCGTTTTTTTACATTGTAAATTTGAAAATGTATGTTTCTAATAATAATAAAGCAATAACCTCTATTTAATTTACCATTAGTAAACATTTGTTCTTCTGTTACTTTGTATTTATGAAGTAAAAGATAAAACTCTTGTACAATATCTTCTGCAAAATCAGAATCAAATACTGAAGCTAACTCTACTAAGTAATCTTGGTACTGTGAAACTTTTTCTAAGATTCCCATAAAATATTAATAGATAATATACCTAATAAAAGCTGTATAGTATGGTAGTTAACTTCTTCTTCTTGATCTACATCATACAAAGCACCTACCATAAACCCGTGTATAATTGCAAATTGTAACTCTTTACCTGAGTAAACCGCCCAAGTTATAAGTGTAAATATTAATAAACTAGTAAGCAATATCATAATTAAAAATTTTAGCTTTTATTTTACCTATTTTTGTTTCTCTTAATGCTGGTTTAACTTGTATGTTAATCTCTACATTAGTTAGTTCGGAATCTTGCTTTAAAATAGCTTTAAAAGCTTGTTCAATAACTCCAAAATCTAAATTATCTTCAATATCTAATAACTGCTCTATCATTTCTAACTTAAAAGTAATATCTTTAAAATAAGAAAGTAGTTCGCTATTATCTGAATTGTAAACTAGCATTTTAGCTGCTGAAGTTTTTAGATCAGAAATATGATTTTTTATTGTTATTTTTTCCATTGTTCAAATATATTAATAAATTTTTAATAAGTAGATAACTAAAAGTCCAATCCTTTAATATTTTTTGCTTGTAGTAAGTTTACACCCGCATAAGTAAAGCCAATATTGTTAGGCATCATTCTTAATTTAATAGGTGCGTCTATTGAAGTAGGTCTACCACCTGTTTCTACTTCTTTAACTTTTCTTACGTGTACTTCACTGATCATCCAGTCAGTCGGATGCTGTGTATATCTATGTATAGTAAATACATCATCAGCTCTGTTACCCCATTTACCACCACCTTCTACATCTGCCATATTAGGAGGCACAGGCAAACCATTATATTCGTGTTCTTTTGGGTGTGTTCTCCTTAAAGCTTCTGTAACAGCGTGTGTATTTAACCAAATAGATATTTGATTTTCTTTACAAAATAAACGCATTTCACTAGATACTTGATAATCGTATTCGTGGCTACCTACATTTTTCATTAAATCTCTATCTTTTGCAAGTGAGTTGTAAGGATCAATAAGTAAAGCATCATAGTGCCATTCATCGTGTATTTCTTTAGCTTCTTTAAGCAAATCTTTGTAAGTATATAGTTTATCTACATCAATTATTTTAAAGTGCTGTAATACCCAGTTTAAACCAAATTCTATTTCATCATCAGTCATTTGCTGTATTGCTTTATTTCTAGCAAATTCTAGTATTTTTCTAGCTACTGAAGTTGAGGTATTTTCACTTGAAAAGATTAACCACTTAATATTATGCTTTATAGTATACATAGTCATTAAGTAAAGAATAACTGTAGTTTTTCCTACGTTTGCGTGTCCTATAATTACGTTAAAGTTTGCAGGTTTAAATCTAATATGTTCGTCAAATTCTGGTATGTTAATTTTAAGACCTTCTTTAACTCTACCATATTTAACATCTAAAATGTTTTTTTGTATATCTAATAAATTCGCTAACATAGTTTTTAATTTTTAAAATAATGATATTTGATTTTGTGCTACATCTCTATAAATTTCAGTTTTAAATTTTATTATTGAAGTATCGTCATTTGATTTTTCTCCAATATATTTATAACTGTAACTTTCTCTTTCCATCATTTTTCTTCCACTTGAATCTTGTCCTGGTATTTTACCATTACCAGCTGTTGCAATCCAATTTTTTTTATCATTTTTCATCATTTGACCAAGTGAAGGACTTACAGTTCTAACATACATTTGATGTTCTTCTTTCCAATATAATGAACAAATATAATTAAAAACTTTTTTGCCAATACCTAAACCTTGATAATCTGGTAAAATAACCATTCTACTTAATCTTCTTGTTTTTGCATCACCAACACCTGGAAAAGGTAAAAATGCCATAAATCCAATTGGTTTTTCATTCATCATAATTAAAAAATTTGTACAAGCAGGATTTAAATCTTGTGTTAAATAATGATGTTGTTTGAATAAATTCCAAGCTTCATATCTACATCGAACAATCTGAAGTTCAATTTTTGGTCGCCGAAGTGATGGCGCTATCTCAAGACGCCCTTTAGATGGTGAATAAATCCAATCAGGTTGTAACCATTCCATTATATCAAAATGGCAAGAAGCAAGTACAATTTTTTTATTATTTCTTCTAATATACTTTTGTAATGCGTTAGACATAGATTTAGCAACATCTCTATCAACAACTGAGGTATATTCATCGATCAATATTACTTCATTTTCTTTTGTTGTAGCTACAATATAAGCTAAATTTGCTCTATATTGTTCACCATTTGAAAGAGTATTAAATGGTCTTAACCAAGTTGGAACAGAAGCAAGTCCCATTTGTGTTAATAATAATGTTGCTTCTTCTGGTTCAATAAAATCAAAATTAGATATTAAAGATTTAGAATTATCAAAATAAGATTTATCCATTTCTTTTTTAAAGTAATTTTTTAATATAGTAGTTTTTCCTGTACCAGAACCACCATAAACTACACCTATATTCCATTCTTTTGGTAATTGTTCTAAATTAGCTTCAATAATTACACTGCTTTCTTCTTTATTTTGAATATCAAAATAATTACAAACATACTCAGTATATTTATCATTATTTATTTTATGTGTTAAATTTATTTTCATAGTTTTTGTTTGTTTAAAAAAAAGGGTAGCTTTTACACTACCCTTGATAAATTAAAATGGTAAATCAGCAACTACCTCAGCACCATTTACTTTAATGTTTCTAGCGTTGTTGTGTTCTGTATTAGTAACTACTTTATCAGCTACTTTAACATTTCCATCAGTCCAAACTACTTTTCCGTTACCTACAAAGTTTCTTTGTTCTTTTGCAGCTTGTTGTTCTTTAGTTTGTGATTCCCATACTGATACGTTTTGTCCGTATCCGTTAGTTTCGTCATTTAAAGATAAAGTATAGTTTTTATAACTTCCATCTTGTTGTTTAATTCCAATGTTTAATAATGTACTCATAATATTTAATTTAATTGTTATTTAATTTTTAATAGTTCGTCTTTTACTGATTTTGATAATTTGTATTTAGTTTCTATTGCTGCTAATTTACCACCTTTTTTTAAATATTCAATAGCTTGTGTAAATTCAGGTGTATTTTTATTTAGCCAAGATAACTCTTTTTCTTTAAATTCTGCACCAGGTTTACTATTTTCTTTTCCGTGTGTATTAGTTGCATCTGCATCTTGGGTATCGTCAATAAGTAGTAAGTTACCTAAAGCATACTTTTTACCATAACTAGAAGCTGACCCAAAAGCTTGTGGTATCTGCATACCTTTTTGTGCTAAATCTACTCCTACTATTGCAGTAGCTTTAATTTCTTGTACACCATCAATATCGTGTATAGTTGCTGCTGAAGAAATAGTTGGTATATCACCATAAAATAAACATTCCTCAGTTATAGTAAAGTATACACCATACTTTTCATTAAATGGTTTAAGTGCTTCTAAGATATCTTCTGCACTTCTAAAATTGTACTTACCAAATGAATTAAATTTACTCTTATTCGATTTAAATTCTACTTGGATTTTACTTAGTTTTTCGTGTAATAATTTCATTACTTGCTAATTTCGTAAAGTTGTTGTTTAATAATTGTTTTGTACTCATTAGGACAGTTATCCTCACAAAGTTCAAACACATAGGTTTTTACTTCATTTAATTTACTTTCAAGGTCGCAAACTTTTCTTTGTAGTGCTTCTACTTGAAATCTTTGGTAATCGATTAAATCTTTCATAGTTAATTTTGTTTAAATAATTTTGTTTTAATGTAATTGCTTAAAGTTCTATTTTCTTTTTCTGATTCAGATCTTAAAACTTTTAATTCTTTTTCAGTAACTCTAAAACCAATTACTGTAGCCGCTGTTTGTTTTTCTTTTTTCATTTTAAATAATTTAAGTTTAATTCTAGTAATTTAATTGCGTATTCTAATTCTTTAATATTTCTTCTAAATGCTTCTTCTGCTTCTGGCACTAATTTAATATTTTCTTCTAATTTAAATTCTAAATAAAATTTCTTTTCTTTTAAAGTTTCAATAGCTGTATTCATAGTTTTGTTTTTTATTGTTGTTTGATGTAGCAAATATACAAGTATTTTTTTAATACAACACTAAGTATTAATATTTTAACAAAATTTTAACACATAGCAAAAAAAGGGCAGCTGTTACGCTACCCAATTTCAAACAAAAATTACTATGAAAACTAAGAAAATTCTTTTAATTTGTCTTTATATTGTTCTATCATATCTTTTATTTCATCTAAACTCCATTTTTTAGTTTGTTTAGAAAGTAAATATAATTCTTCTGATAGTTCTTTTCCTATTTTTAAGCTAAACTCAAATTGTTTACCTTGTTGCATTACATTACATCCATAACATTGTGGTGATACATTTCTTTCATCCCACCTAGTACTCATATACTGCCTACTCATAAAATGCCCACAGTGTATTTTTTTAACTTCATATTCTCTATCACAGGTAATACAGGTGCAATATTCATTTTTAGCATTAGAGTATCTAATATACTTGCTAAATACTGCATCTAAATCTTTTACTAGTTGTGATTTTGTTTTAGCTTTCATAGTACAAATGTAAGCAAATTTGTTTATACTTAAAAAAATATTAAAATAGTTATCTAGTTTTTGTAACTTTTTTATATATTTGTCGTATAATTATAAAACGGATGCGTCCAAGACTTGCAAAACCTAATAAATATGGAAGTTGCTCGGATCAGGTAAAATTAGAATTGTTCTTTTTCTATAGGGGGTTTTTCTTTCTTTTCTTTTTCTTTTTTACGCTTTTTTCTTTTTCTTTTCTTTCTTTTATTATAATTACTTACAATAAACTAAAATACTTTCTAAAGCGATATACTAAATAAACAAAAATAATAACTAGTAGTAATAACAAATATTTAAAATAACTTTCTTTCTTAATTACTTCTTTAGTTTTAGTTACAGTAATAGTTTTAGTTACATACTTAATTACTTGCTTATATTTAACATTATTTTGTTTAGTATATAAAGTGTTATCTTTTTTCTTTTCGTGTCTTAAAACAGCGTTAAAATAGGTATTACCATTATAAGTAAATGGTTTTAAAGTATCTTTAGCGAATACAGTAAGTAAATCTGTAGTTATATCGTATTTAATAGTAACATTACTACTATCAGTTAAAGTTGTAGTAGTTTCTTTTGAAGTTTCTTGTTTAATTTCTGCTTTATTTACAATAGCTTTTCTGCTACCACAACTAAATAAAAATAAACTAATAATTAATATATACAGTTTTACCATCTTTTTTTATTGCTTTAAGTGTTTGTTTTCTGTTTTTACCTTTATTATAAGAAACGTGTACCCAGTCAGGATTCTTATCTGTACCAAACTCCCAAATCATTTGATCAAACTCTAAATGCTTTTTAATATAATCAAATATATCTTTATTAGTAAAACCTGTAGTAGCTACTAAATCTAAAGCTTGACCTTTATTATGCTGTGATGTTTTAGAACCTCCTACAGCTTTATTTAACTTTTCACTTCTATAACCACTTGAAATTCTAATTGGCTTATCAATACCATCTCTTAAAGGTTGAAATATATTATTAGCTATTTCAATTAAATTTCTTAAATGTTCATTAGTAGGACTATTATCAATTCCTTTAGCTTTTGCAGTATTAGAATGTATTAACTCTTGTAATGTTAAATTTTTAGTAATTATCATTTTAAGCTATCTATATCAGTTTTAACTTCTTTAGCTCTTTTCATTAAGTTTTTAAGTAACTTCCAAATATCTACATTTAAAGCTTCTTCTATATTTTCTTTAATTGAAACTAACTCAATAAACACTAAAATAATAGCTATTAACTTTGTAAATAAAAATTGAGTGCTAAAGTGTAGGTTTACTAATTCATTTAAAAGGTATTTATCAATAGTGTATAAACTAATAATAGATACTTGGTAAAGTAACATTTTAGAGATAACATTAGAAAGTTTACGGCTCCTGATAGACTGCAATCCGTTTAACTTTATACTCTTAAAGATACCAGTAAATGTATCTAACATTATCCCAAATGCCACAGCAATAAGTAAGCCCTGAATAGGAGCAAAAAATAAAACTAAACCAGTAAGAAAATAACTAAGATATGATTTCATTTTCTAAAGTATTTAAATCTGTTTCTACTTTAGGTTCGTATCCTGCAAAATAATGTTTTGGATTATTAACTGTTATTTCGTTTTTACCAAAATCTATTTTGTTTTCACTCATAATATCAAAGTGATAACCATCTGCGTAAATAGGCGCAGTTACTTGATTTAAATCATTATCTACAGTTCCATTAACTAAAACAATTAAACCTAATTCAACTACTGCCTGAATTCCATTTCCAAAAGATAAAACTAATTCTTTATTTAAATTTTCACTTTCAATATAAACTCCTTTTTTTAATAAATCTTTTAAAGCAGTTTCTTTATCCGAATATTTTAATTTATATATATACATTTTAAATAGTTGTTAATTGTGCTAATTCAGCATTAGTTAAACGAGTTTTCCAAAGTGCAGAAGCATTTATATTTTGTCTTCCTATATATTGGCTTACATCATATTGAAAACCGAAACTTGTTAAAGTTCCTGATACCGAACCACTTGTGTCTGTTCCTACTTGAACACCATCAGAATATAAAACAAAATCATTATTTTTATAAGCAAAAGCAAATTTGTGCCTACCATTTTGTAAACTTGTTGTCCAAACAACTAAACCTGTAAAAGTAGAACCATTATTATAAGCTCCAATAAGTCCTGCAGGCGTTATTTCTATAAACGCAGAAGAAGTTCCTTTAGCATATAATAAAACAGGTTCATTTATTTGAGCAGATATATTATCAATATTAGTATCAATAAACATCGTACCCTCTGTTTGCCCTATTAAAGAAGTTATTGCACTTTTAGAAATAACATCAGCATTACGAGTTACTGCAGCTGTAGTTGTAGGTATATAAGAAGTAGCGTAAGAACCTAATTCTAATTGTATACCTGATATTTTAAAAGTTTTAAGCGTTTGACTTGAGTATCTAACAATTCCAAAATATCCCGGAATACCATTACCTACAGTAGTTGCACTTATTCTATAAATATTATTTCCAATTAAAGTAACTTTTAAATTATCAGGTGCAATATTTCCTTTAGCTACAAAACTTAAATTACCTAAAGAACTATTAACTCCTAAAACAGGTGCTGAATTATCATCCATTTTAATAAAGCAAGATAATGTATAAACTTGTGATAAAGTTGTAGTTGCAGTTTTATAAAAATAAGTTGTTCCTGTTGAAGGTACTTGTATAGAATTAGAAAATCCATTTATAGAAGGTGATGCATTTGTACAATTAGCACTAATATCATAAGTAGATAAATTACCTTCGCTATAAGTTAATAAATTAGTCCTTTGTGGTTCTACTAAAATACTAGGACAACTAGAATTTAAATAATCTAATCTTGGTACATTATTAGCTACGCTTTCAATTAAACCACTTGAGTTAACTCTCGTTGCTGTTGTAGCTCTAGTAACAGTTAAATCACCACTTCCATCAGTAGGAATAATGCTATATAATTTTGATGCTTTCGTTCCGTTTGGTGTAACTACCAAAGAAGCACTATCAAATAAACTCATATATTTTCTATTGTATTAATTAAACATTGTTTTGCTTCAAATGTACCGCTATCAGTATCTACTCTAGCCATAAAGTCAATTACTGATTCGTATTCATTACCTAGTAATTCAGTTTCTCCACTCCAACTAACTGAGTAAACACTACCCCAACCTATATTATTATTTATAGCACCTTGACCCCAACCGATATCGTTGTTGTTTACACCTTGCCCCCAATCTATATTATTTGCCATTTTCTATTTTTTTTAAAAACAATTCTAGCTTTTGTTTGTTCTCTTCTTTAGGTTTATAGTTACCTACTTTTTTTCTTTTTTTCTCCATTTACAAAACCCAAGATCCATAAAAATTATTAGTATCAGGGTTCATATCATCATTTGAGTTAGAAGTATATTCTGGGAACTCCTGTTGTTGAAAACACATATAATCTATAAAGCGTTGTGTATAGTGTTCTGCTATATCTCTTTCTTTTTCTACTAAGAAATCTATTTCGTTTTTCTCTACATTAGTAGCGTTTTCCGAACTATGCTTGTAAACACCTTTATTAGCTATTGTATAAGCTGCAAAAGGCAAATAGTGAACCATACTCCAATGAATTAACATTGGTTTAATATAAGTAGTTAAAAGCGTTTTATACTTTAAAAACTCTGCATCGTTAATATCACCATCAATAATTAAAGTTTGAAACTTATTGTATAAATCAGTTCCTAAATAATTTTGAATAGTAATATCCTGTGCTATCTTTATATATTGAATAAAGTCATCTACATCTAAATTGCCATTTAGTATAGTAAACTTTTTTACATCCTCTGTACTTATTAATAGTGCGTAAGCCATATCTTAATTTTTAAAACCTTTTTCGTTCCAATATTCTTCTGTATATCCTTTATAAGGCATATCATTTGGCTTCATAGAAACCTTTTTATCGTTTCTAATTCTATACCCAAAACTTTCAGCTTTTGCAATACTTAATGGCTTTGCGTTTGGATTAGTAGGATCTATTTTAGTATCAAAACTAGCATAAGTTCTACGCAACCAAGCGTGGCGGCATCTAGGTCCGCCTTTATAAAACCAGATTGAGTAAAAATCAGAGCCATTTTTTCCGAAACCAGCATTAACTGCTTCTCTCTCCATAGCCATAATATCTTCTTTTCTATAAACTTTATTAGCAGATAACATTTTGCTACAAAAATCTCTTTCTCCTGTTTCATTTCCACTATAAACATATCTAGTAATAAATGTAACTCCATCTATTACTTTATCGTCTTCTGACTTAGTTAAAGGTTTAGCAGTTCCTGTTCTTACAAAATTCCAAGCTTTAGAAAGTAAACTTTGTTCTTTTTTGTCTTTATGGTTTAAAAAATCTATTTCAGCATCTAATTCATCTTCTAAATCATAATCTACTTCGTTTTCATCTATTAAAAACCATTCTTCGCTTAAATCTTCGCCTTTGCTTATTAATAAATCTGCTATATCCACAGAAGTATCTTTATCACTTGCACAGCATAATTTAGACATTTTGATACCAGTTTCTTCCTCGTTAGTTGTAGCATTAGCAGTATTAACATCGATAAAATCTAAAGGTTGTATTGTTTTAAAATATAAGTTTAATGATATACCATTAACCGCTAAAATAACATCTAAGGCATCTATTATTTCTATTTGGTATGGTCTGATAACAATATTATCAAATAATCTAGTTGCAGTTTCAATTTCATCTGCATTATTACTTAAACCACCACCTGTATCTCTAATTCCTAATAACATAGGACTTGTTACTCTATGCCCTACAATTAACTTTTCAAAACATTCAGTAGAAAGATACTCGTAGTGTGCAGGTGCATCGTTTAAAGGAATATCATCTACAGTAGTTTTGTTTTCTTGTGAAGCATTAAAAGATACAATTACTTTATCTCCTTTAGCACCTGTTAATTTACGCTTAACATCATTTGCAATTTCTTGCCTTTTTTCTTCTGGTGGTATATTGTTATTAAAGTTAATTACTTTAGTACCACTAAAGCCATTCATTACATCATTAATCAAATAATCTGCAATTTCTTCTTCTAATTTAGCATAAGGTAAAGCACCACTATAATCTATCGGAGTGTAATAATGGTAACCTGATACATAAGGTTTAATCACATAAATTTCTACTTCATTACCATTACCAAAACCAAAAGCAGGAATACGTTTTAAAACATCTCCATTTCTGTATTTAGTCCAATCGTGGTGATAATACCAAGCTTCAACTTCTCCTTTGTCATTACACTTTTCAGCTCTTAAAGTATTCATAGGAAAATGATCTATTCTAGTTACTTTACCTTTTGAGTAAATAACCTGCATAGAAGCCATACCTAGTAATTTTCTTTCTAAAGCTACTTTCTTTAAGCAATCTCCTTTTATAATAGACATCATTTGTGCATACTGATCTGGTTTTCTATTCGAATCAGTTGCAGAAATACCTTTACCATATATCATATTGGTAACACCAGTAATAATAGCGTGGTTAGTATTAGAATAAAGATATCTTTCAATTAAGTACTGAAAGTAATTGTTATCAGTTCCGTATTGTACAAAGTCTTTATTTTTGCTTTCTTCTATTACAGGAGATGTATAAGCACTTAAATTTAAAATGTGTATGTTATTCATAAATTATAAATTCGTTATCTGTAGTATGCTCTACATAAGCATCCTTGTTTATAGTGTAATCTGCTATAGTTTGGTTAGTGCAAAAAGCTAAACCTGTATAAACTACATTAGAATTATTTTTAACTTTAATAGTATAGTATTTATTTTCTAAAACATCTAAAGCTACGCTAGTTTGAATATAGTATTTAGAAGCAGTAAATGTGCAATTAACTTCTGTTTCTACATTTGTTTCTTCATCAATTAAAACTATAGAAGTAGCAGTAGTACCATTTACAATAAATCGTAATGTTTGTACTCCTACTTGTTCTTTTAGTATTATCATTGTTTTATTTTAAAAATTAAAAAACTACAAATTTGTTATAACAAAAAAAGGGCAGCAAAAAGCCACCCTTTAAAAGTAATATAATTAAATATTAAGATCCAACAACAACAGTAAACCCTGCCCCTGCTAAAGTATCTCCGATAAAGTTAGCTGGTACTGGTTCCATACCTGTTAAAGTTAAAGTATATCCAGAAAGATCTCCCATAGCACCACCTGTTACAATAGTACCACCTGTTACATCCATTCCGTGTTTTAATCCTGCGTAAAAGAAATTACCATTGTTATCTTCAACAATAACTTGTGGACGGCCATAAGCCATCAATTTAAGTTGTTTGTTATCTACAATAGATAATTTTTTAAATGTAAGAGCTAATACTTGCTCAAAGAAAGTAGTTCCATTTTCCCTAGAACTATTTATATTTTGTGTAAATGTAGAAGCACCTTTTAAATCGTATTTATATGCTGTAGGCGTACCTGCTACATCGTCAATAACATCTGTATTAGTGCCATTGTAAGTGTAACCTGTAGCATCACCATAATTTACGAAATAAACAGCTTTCAATCCACCTACTGAATCTTTACAAGGTTCAATTCTACCTAATGAAATATCACAAGCCATATATATGTTTTTTTAAAGTTATTAATAAAAAAAAAGGATGGTGTTTATTCCACCACCCTTTTAAGTTTAATCTTACTAATTATTAGTTAGCAGAGTTAGTGATTCCGTAAGTTACGATATCTTGTACGTTTCCGTATTGTACACCAGCAGTAAATCTAGCTACTACTCTTACATTTTCAGATCCGTCTAAATCAGCCATATCAATTAACTTAACAGTGTTTAGGTCGTTTAATAAACCTGTACCAAAATATAAGTTAGATTTTTCAGCAGCGATTGCAGTGTTAGCAGCCATACCATTACAAACGAATATTTTTACACCATCAAAAGTAAGTGATCCGTTATTCCACCATTGAGTACCCATAGAGTTAGTACCATTAGCACCTAAACCAGAAGCTCCAAAACCGCCTAAAGCACGTACATAAGCTTTAGCAATATTTTGAGATACATAGATATGTAAATCTTCTTTTCCGTAAAGTGCAGCAGGAAGTGCATCAACGATTTTCCCTAATTCCGTTACGACATTTGAAGCAGTAACTGTAGTACCAGCAACTTCTTGTGCAGTAGGTAAAGCAGCATCAGCAGCTAACAAAGTAGCGAAACCTGCAAATTCTCCTGCATTAGCGTTAACACCTCTCCAAATGTTTTGTTCTGTTTTCTCAGCAACTTTAGCAGCTACGTGAGATAAAATGTAATCAGCAAAGCTTGGAGGCATAGAGTCAAATGCAGAATATCCCATTTGAACGGCTTCCCAATCCGATTTAAAGTCCTTCTTGCAAAGTTGCAAATTTACCTGGAATTCCTCTGGTTGTAAAATTCTTTCAGTTAAAGTTACAGTAGAAGTAGCATCAAAATCACAAGTTGCATCTTTAACGATTGCATCAGTAGCAAGTTTTTTAATTACTTCTTTGTATTTAACGTTTGGTTTTACTTCGATACCACCATTTTCGATAGTAGAAGCTGATAATAATGCAGCAGAGATATATTTACCTGCAAAACTTCCGCTGTAAGTAGTTGTAATTGACGTTGTAGTAGCCATTTTTTTAGTGTTTAATTTTAGTTATTATTAATGTTTGCAATTTTACTCAATACAGTATCAAAAGTATTTCTAGTTCTGCTTTGTGAGTATAGATTTAATTTAACCTCAGAAGTTGCTTCTGGGTTGTGTACTAAAGGTTGTGCAGATAATTCTACACCTTCTTCTTCTTTTACTTCTTTTAAAGATTTAATTTCTTCTTTTAAAGCTTCAATTTCTGCTTTTAAAGCGTCTACTTCTTCTTTTGAAAAGTGAGATTCTTTAACGATAGATTCGATAACTTTTTTAGGAGTAGCAGTTTCAGACATTTCTTGTTCAACTTCTACTTCTACTTCAGGTTCTTCAACCTCTACTTCAGCTTCAGGCATTTCTACCTCTTTAACTTCAGCGATAATACCTTCTTCAACAACGATAAGCATCATACCATCTTCTAGTTTGTACTCTCCAACTGGTAAAGCGATACGATCTTCTTCGTTAACGATAAAAACAGGCATACCAGCTTCAAAAGCTTCAGCTTCTAAAACTGTTCCGTTATCTAACTTCATTTGGGCTAGTTTTACTTCCATTCCCAAAATGGTTTTGATTTGATTAATTACATTTGACATATTTATTGATTTAATTATAAAGATTTTAATTTATCCATTATTGATTTAAAGTATGTAGGTTTATTCATTATACTTTTTCTAGCAGCATCTGCTACTTTTGCAAGTGGTACAGAATTATAATCTATACCTAAATCTTTAACTTTTGATTTATATAATTCTATTTCTTTATCAAAATTATTAGCTAAATCTCCAATCATATTATTGTATTTTACAACTGTATCTTGAACTGCTAATATTTGTTTTTTATATTCGTTATCAAAATCTTTTTGTAGTTGATTTGCTTTTGAAGTATAGTTCCCAACGTTTACACTTTCTAACTCAACTTTATGCTGTGCCAAATCAGTTTTAAACAATTTGCTAGTTACATTATTTAATTCGTTACGCATTGTTTTTGTTTTAAAAATTAATAATTATTTATTTGTTATATTTTTAACCTCTAGTGTTTACAATTACTCTAGCTTGGTTAGTATTAGTTACTTCACTAACTCCTTGACTTACTAATGTACCTACACCTTGATTTAATAGATCACCATTACAGCATTCTGCTTTATAAGTTCCATCGTCACATAGACAACCTTTTCTTCCACCCTCAGGGCTTGTTTTGCTTTTTGTTTTTTTCATTGTTTAATATTTATGGTTTTGTGTTCTTTGAATAAAATAAATTACATCGTGTATACTACCAGAATGATTAGCTAACATTTTTACATTTAAACCATTAGCAACAAAATCTGCGTCTGCATAATATTGAAAAATTTTAGTATAACTATGCTCTACGTTATTTCCTTTAGGAAAAGTAATAATATCCCTAATTTTATCATAAGGTGTATTTCCCCCATCTTGTAAATATAATTCTACGTATCCGTTTGAATTGCTTATTTTAGCTTTAAATGATATTGTAATAATATATACATCGTTTTCAAACTCAGCCCTTAATTTATTATTAGAATAAAATGCAGTATCGGAGTGAATATGTGAATTAATTACATTACCTGAATTATTAGGCACAGTAAAAGCAGTTGTATTAAACGAATAAGGCGAAGCAGAAGTATATTGTGTATCGTCATATCTAGCCCAACCTAAACCCATTTTATCAGATTGTGGTGGGTATACTCTTACTTGCTCATTATTGAAACCCATAAATAAAGCTTCATCAGTAACTAACATAGCACCTTGTTCTATATTTACATTGTCTACTTCCGTTTGAGTTGCTTCTTGTACGTGAACTTTGTATGCTGTGTTTATAGTTGTAGCCATTATGAGTTTATTAAATATTATTTAATTCTTTTAATTTTCTTTCAGACCATCCTAAAGCACTTTCTCCACCCCATAGCAAATAACTAATAGTACCACAAGCTTCAGTATCGTTTTCGTTGTAATATTCTTTTGCTCTACTTAAATAAGAATACATACGCTTTATAGTTTCTAAACTAATTCGTTCTTTGTTTGCTAATTGTTGTGCTCTTACTTTACCTACTTGTGTAGCACATTTATTATTATTCTTTTCGTTTAATTCTATTCCTCTTTTAGCATTATTACTAACCGAATCAGGGTAATCATTATAAGATTCTAATTCGTATTTTAATAAAACATCTTTAATTTGCTCTATTAGTTTTTCTTCTTCTGTTAGTTCTTTACTTAATTCTTTTTTAGATTCTAATTTGTCTGCAAAATAACCTTCTAAACTAAAGCCTTTAACTTTACCTGTTTTTACAAAATCATTCCAAATTTCATCATTATCTACCTTAATAGAAGCCATCCAGGTCCCTACAGGCACACTTAAATTATATAATGCAGATTTATCTTTAGTTACATCTTCTACAATCCAAGATTCAACTACTGTTAATCCTTCAATAGCTTTTTGATGTTCTAAAGTGCTATTAGATTGGTTTCCTTTCTTTAAAAATAATTGTGAAGCTTTTACTACTGTGTCTTTTGAAAAGTAAATGTAATATTCAGTATCTCCACTCTTTCTATAAATAGGTTTTTCTGGTATTAATACAGCACCCATTAATATACGCTTTTCTTTAGATACCTCAGCAAGTTTAACTTCTTCTGCTTTTAAAGCTACAAAGTCCGATTCTATTGCAGGTGATTCTACTACGCTGATAGCTTCTACACCTTGCAATTCTTCATTATCGTCTATAATTAATTCTATTAAGTTCATTTACTTTTTATTTAAAAATTAATATTATATTAAATTGTTATTTATCCTAATGTAGCGTTGTTTACTATGTTTCTATTTAAACTTTGTGCAGATGTTACGTTACTTGCAACTACATAAGCTTGTACAGGTGCAGCACCTTGATCGTTCATAACTTGTGCTATTTGATTTGCACCACCAGTACCAACTACATTGAAACTTGGGGCAGCAGGAGCACTTCCTCCTCCACCACCGCTGCCTACATCAGCACCACCAGCACCACCACCGCCACCACCAAGAGCAGCTAAACCTTTAGCAGTACCAGCAATATTTGCAGCGATCCCAATACCTGCGTTTATTTTGTTCATTACTATTTCAGTAGCAGCTAAAGCAGCACCTCCTGGAAGTAAAGCATATTTCAATCTAGCAGCAGCATTTGCAGCTTGAGTATTAATTATAATTTTAGAAATACCAATAGCACTTTCAGCAATTAAAGCAGCTTTTTGTAAACCTTTATTATTTTCACCCATAGATTTAATTAAACCTATAAAACCTTCGGCAGCTTGTAATTGACTTTGTTGAATATTTTTTTTGGCTTCTGCTACTCCTTTTTCTCTATCAATATCTTCTTGTGCTTTTTTGTCTTTAGCAGCTTTTTCCGCTTCATCTTTTGTCTTTTGTTTTTCGGCAGCTTCAGCATCCGCTTTGTCTTTTAATTCTTGGTTTAAAGTAGCATACTTTTCATTGTATAAAGCCATTAAATTAGCTTTCTCATTTTCGGTTTTAGCTATTCTATTTATTTCTTCTAAATCTCTTTGAGCTTGTAAATCTAACTTTTGTTTATCTGTTTTAGCATTCATATTTAGTAATTCATCTAAATATCTTTGCTCTAAATCTAATTCAGCTTTCTTTCTATCTTCTTCTGCTTTTCTAGCTTCATCTGCTTTTCTTTTTCTTTCTTCTGCTGCTTTTTGTGCAGCTTCTTGTTGTTTCTTAGCTAATTCATCTTGGTGTTTTTGTTGTTCTTCTCTACGCTTAGCAAGTTCTTCTTTTTCAGATTTAGTTTGTTCTTTACTTCCTTTATCAAATCTTTTATAAGCATCTTCTCCACTTTTTACAGCGTTTTTAAAACTATCTTTCATTTGGTTAAACCCTTCTTTAGCTGCATCAAAATCTAAGGTAACAATACCTTTCATCATTTTAATATATCCACCACCAGCTTCTTTTACATAAGTAAATAAACCAACAAGCCCAGAATAAAATAAACCAATACCTTGTGTAATATATGGTAAAGCTTTCATAGCTAAATCCATAAAAGAATCTAATAATGGTTCTAATGCTCTAAATATACCACCAAGTATTTTTTCAAAACCTTCCATTAAAGGTTTTAATTTCTTCATAGCGTTATCGTTCTGTGAAAAAGCAGCAGCCATACCACTAATAGCCGCTACTATAATTCCAATAACAGAAGCTTTTAAAGCGCCGTTAAAAGAAGAAAATGTTTGTTCTGTACTTCTAATTCCTTTACCTAACATTCCTAATGGACCAGAAGCATTTTCCAAATATCCTGCCCAATCATCAGACGTTTTACTAGCGTCTTTAATGCTATCGTCTAAATCTCTAATTTGTTGAGATAATTTATTAAATTCAGCACTACCTGCTGCAGTTTCTTTTAATTGCCTTTTAAGCGATCTAAGATTTGCAATAGTAGGTTCTATATTACTATCTACATTTAGATTTATTTGTTTTTCGATTGCCATTTTAATTTTCTTTTGATTTGTCTATATCCTTGTTTGAATGTACTAGGTAATTCGTTTTTACCTTTTGCAATTTCTATATTTTCGCTAACTCCATAATGGTCTTGCAGTTGCAATAATTGAATTATATTTTTAAGCATTTTGTATAATGTTTATGTATTGTTTAAAATCAGGGTTATGATATGTAATTTCTATTTCTTTATAAGCTACATCACCTGTAGTATTATCATCAATAGGTACTATAAAAGTACCATCTGCAGTATTACCTCTAGCAGCAAACGCTGTAGGATTATATTCTACATCGTATTCTTCACTATCTAATTTTAAAATAGTAACTTCTAAATCTTGTGCTGTATTATCTATATAAAATGTTTCTTTTAAAGCGAATCTACCACCTACAGAAGTAGATACTGTTCTAAAATCAGATATTAATTCAAAATCAACTTCACCTGTAGTTAAATCAGTTGTAAATTGGTTTATAATATACTTTTTATCCTTATAAACTATTTTATCATTTAATTTAATATTTGATAATTCAGTAATAGGCATAATAGCTTTTAATTTAACTACTCTACAACGAATATCGTATAAACCACTAATATAGTTTTGATACCATAATTTAAATAAAGAGTCCGAAGCTGGTAATGATGTTTGCCAACTTGATATCTCTTCTCCAAAGTTTAAACTTGCAATATCATTATTTAAAAATAATTCATTTGAAAACCTTTGATAGTTACTTAAATTATAATAAGTAGTACCTGTGTACATTTTAATGCTAGTACCTAAACTTTGTATATTATTTTTATACATTAAAATAGGTTTTGTCTTATATGGATTTAAATCTTTATCTATTAAAGAAGTAGTTTGAAAGTTACCTGTTGTTGAGCGTTCCCACATAACATCTTCAAAAGGGGATTTTATTTCATAAGTTGTACTTTCATTTGACAAATCATCTTCATAAATTAAATCACCATAATCGTATAATCTTTGAAATGTATTTCTAAAAAAGTTGTTTAATACATTCTCAGATTTTTCGTGGTTAAAAGTTAGCTTTTTAAATAACTTAGTTCTTTCTAAATCTACACTATCGTTAATTACATAACTATTAATATTTATATATTTTCCATAAGCGTAATAAAACTCTAAAGGTTCTAAATTAAATTCAGTTTCACTTGTAGCAGTTATAGTTAAATTAAATAGTTTTATTAATCCATTAAAAAAATCTACTACTTTCATATCAGGTACATAATCACCAATATTAATTATTTCTGCTGTAGATTGACTAGGGGATGAATAAAAATGAAGTGATTGCCAAAAACCAGTAGTAGTCCATCCAAACGGACCCAAATGAGGACCATTCATTAAACTATTAATTACAAGTTGACAACTAAATGTAAAAGGGGATTCACTTTCTATTTCATAATAAAAGCTTTGATTTTCATCTAAAGGAAAATTTGCAGAAAAAGAATAATCGCAAGTTCCGTATTGGTTATTAAGTACTTGCCTTAAAGTTCCATTTGTATTTTTAATTTTTAATCTATATGGAATAGTACTATTGCTTACATTTATTATTATTCTATATTCTTCGTTAAATTTTGTTACATATTGTTGATTTGTATATGTAGGAAAATAAGGGTTTAATAATAATTTTTTTACAGTAACATTATCAGTTGTTAAACTAAAACCATCAAAAGGAGTAGATGGAAAAGTAGCTGAAACTAGCGTATTAAAATCAACTTTAACAGGCGCTGTATAAACATTTTGTTCTTCTTTACCTTTAAAATATAAATATAAATCCTTCCAATATGAAGTATCAAATAATGTACTTGTAAAAGTGATTTCATAGTGAGATTGCATAAAATCAAATATTTTACTCACAGGAATAGCAGGAAATAAATCAGTATAATCTATTGACTTAGCTAAACTACCACCTACAGAAACATCATTTGCACCACCTGTTAAATATTCATATTTATTTTTATTCCCAACTAAAGGATAACTAACATTATCTACTATAGTGCCATCGATTCTTTGCCTAACCTGATCAAAGGTATAAGGGTGGTTTAAACTGCTATAATTAAATATAGATAATTTGTCCTCTTTAAATAAGTCCTTTATTTGTTTTACCTTACCATAAAAAGTAACTGAAAAGCTTTCAACTCTATTATTTTTTTCGTTTGCTTTCTCTATTTGTATTTGACCTTTTTTAAATGGTATTGTATTTACTTCTATTATAGCATCGTATCTAACACGCTGATCGAAGCCATCGTTAACAGCGCTTTCATTCCAATAGTTAAATATTTGATTATTAGTTTTAGATGCAGGTACAGTAAAGCTTTGCGTGTAATCAGTAAATACCTTGCTTAAATCGTTTACATTTTGAATAGATGAAGTTAAACTAATCTTCTCATCTTTAAATAAATCTATTCTTTTATAAACATCAGTATATTCAAAGTAACCACCTAAAGATTCTACCCTACTTAACAAACAATTACCAGCTTCAAAAGTACCACCATCAGCTAAAACTCTAGCTTGAAAACTATCTACTAAATCTGCTGAAGCATCAGTGTACTCATTGACCTTTATATATACTTCTACATTAACCATTATACTACATTATTTATTAATGAACTTGCAACTTCAAACTCTAACTCGTAGTTAATTACTTTGTCGTTTAAATGTGTTTTAAATTGTTGTGAACTATTTTTTAAAACTACTGCTGAATTGATAGTTCCATCTGCTGATTTTAAAAAAAGGTTTTCAGATAAAAATATATCTTGTATATTAATATTATCGGATTCTTTCATCCAACCTGTATTACATTTAATAGTTTTATTTCCGTTTTTATTAAATATTCTTTTTTGTCCGTTATCTTGGTCGTATGGAGTAACCCATTTGCCATTAAAAGTATTAGTGTTATATTCAGAACCTTTTACATTTATACTTTGTGTGCTATTCTTAAATAAAGTCATAGTTTGCTTACCACCTAATCTATTTATAAATTGTAATGCAAATGGATTATATTTTATTTCGCATTCAGGAGTTAAAATACAGCTATATAATATATTACCACCTAATGCAGTACTTTCAACTACAATAAATTCAGTACTAACTATTACTCCTGAAGTAGGTGCTACTACCATTGGTATTCTAAATTTTTCTACCCTATCGTAATCTGCATTATTATAATTAATATATGAATTATAAACTACTAAATTACCATTATAAAGAGCAGTAGTATTATATTCTATTGAAAAATCTGATGCAGTATTTGGGAAGTCAATAATAAAATCTAAAGTAGGTATAGTATTGGCATTATAAAAATAACTTACTGCACTACCATAATTACCTAATATAGCACAAGATGTGTCGTTTGTATAATTGTAAACATTATAAGGATTATATCCATTAACTCCTACTAGATAATCGTTAAGTTCTTCTACCCAAGTAGTGCCATTGTTATAATAAGTAACATAATGCACATTACAAGCACTAGATTGATTGTCAAAAGTACTAATGGCATCGTAAACAAAAGGACTTATATTATAATAGTTATAATATTGTGTGTTACTATAAGGCAACTTCTCTAAAGTTTTAGTTACTACAGTAGGTTCAATATATCCTACTCGCCAAATAGTTAACTCTATCTTACTTGCTGTTGCAACAAAATTCCCTGCTTGTATAATATAAGGGCTTCTACAATTAAATACTTTCATTTTATCTTAATCTTTTAGTGTATCGTTCATTAAATTTTCTACATCCAAACCAAACTTCTCTATTAATTCGCCTGGTAGGTTTTTAAATGCTGCTTCAAATGGTTTAGTAAAAAACAAACTTGGTTTAATACCATTCTTAAAAATAGCACTTCTAACTAAATAACTAGTTTGCTGATAACTCATAAACTTGCCATCTGGTTTTCTAAATTGAAATCCTTTTCTAGTTACCCAATCAGTAATAGGTTTTGCAGGTGGCATTTTAGATTTATAACTAAATGGAGTGTTATATTTCTTTTTAGTACCACTAACCCCTTTGTCTTGAAATACCCCGTAATCTTCCATTGTAAAAGCTAACCTAAAACTATTTGGCCCTACTTCTACTTCGCTTCCTAAACTATCATAAAGTTTTTTATCTACATTCTTACCTAACCTAGTTAAGTTACTTCTTGATTGTTGTATTACATACTTAGCAAAGTGGTTTAAATATTTATATGTTTCTTTTTGGTTTAACATATAGTCATTTCATTTGAAACTATTATATCAAATGTAACTGCCCATCCTGCTAGATCGTTTTCAAATCTTTCAGTAAATGGTTCATAACTTGGATTGCCTGATAACTCATAGTTACCATCTCTTAAATCACCTCTATTAAGTAAATCTAAAACCCTTGTAGCTAATAAGTGCTGAGTATTCCAAATATCTACTTTATTATCGTTTTCTTTTTGATTAATAACATCCATACAAAGTAAGGTAACATTAAAAGAAATAACATTGCCTTGGTGTGTAGATGAGTTAATCATTATATGCGTTAAAGGAAATATAGTTCGTTTGTTTAAATCAACTTCGAATATATCTCCTTCGGTTACTGTATTACAAAAAGGTTCTGCTAATAAAGCATCCTTAATTGTTTGTATTAAATTATATATCATATTTTTTTAGCATTTGTGATTCTATTTCTTGTTTTTCTTTTTCAAATGTTAGGAATGTAAGTGCAGCTGTAAGCCGAAGTTTCGATACTTCATCAAATCTTCCAGCATCTCCTTTAGCGAGAGCATAGAAAGAGCTATACCATCCCCATTTAGATCCGAATTGTGCTTGTCTATCATAGCTTGTACCTGAGGATTCATCTCCAAATAATTCAGGGAAGAAATCAATAATTCGTTGCTTAAATTGTAAAAAAAAACCATAGCACCTAAAACTACATCTAAAGGCATTTGCTTCATTACATCACAGTAAGTAATACTTCCGTTATAATCTTGTATTAAATATTTATCACCACTTTTATCTGTTATTGGTCTGTATAATACAGCCATAGCATTGTGCATTTTATCCCACTTACCAAAGTAGTTATCTAAGTCGCTAAACTCACCTAAAGTAATATCATCTAAGTTAGGAATAAAACCAAAGTTAGTATCACCCAATTTAAAGATAGGTTTAAGTTTGTAATCTACGCTAAACATTTTATCTAAAGTTTCTATAATTTCGTTAACGTCTTTTAAAGGCATTAAGTCAACTAACTTTAAAGGTACATTACAAAATATCTCTATCATTTTCTGCTGTACAAAATTACTTTCTGGGTTGTTCTCCATAATAGACACAAACCTTTGATATTGCTCTAAGGTAATTTCATTTAAAGAAGTAGGTATAGTTATTTTGACCTGCATATTTTATTTTAAAAATAATTAATTAAGTTATTTGTATAAAGCAAAAAAGGTAGCCATTTCTGACTACCCTTTCAAACCAAATTTAACCTAACTAATTATGAAGCTCTTTCTCTATAGTGTAAATATAATTCACTTATTTTATTATTCAATTCCTGATCTTGTTTATATATTTGTTTGCCTTGTATCTTGCTTCCGTTTATGTTTATTTCTATCTTTACTTTGTTTATTTTTCTTCTACCTTCCATATAAAAATCTTGTAAGCAGATAGGATATATTGTAATACCATTTTCTATACACCATTTAAAAGCTTCCATTCTTTTATCGTAGTCCTTTAAGTATTCCCTCAATTTCATTTGTCAATAGTATTTGATCGGTTGTTTTAAAATAATCTCTAAGCTTAGTTAGTTCTTTTCTAGTGCTAGATATTTTAGCTTCTAGTTCTTTAACATAATACTTAGCAGCATCTGATTCGTTATCTTGGTTATTCCAAAATGCATCCTCTTTACTTGGATCGTAAATCATTTCGTGTTCTTCTGTAGGGTCTCTATAAAATGTTATCATATTCTAGCTATTTGAATTATTACATAGATTAAAACTAAATAAGCAAATGTAAGCTGTGGTCTTTTGTTCTGTAAAAAGTATTTCATAGTGTTTTATTAAAGTATGTCAATAGTTTGATTTTGTTCGTGGTTTAAACCTTCGTAAAACTTCATTTCTTCTATTTCATTATTAACTATAGTTTCAATAATATAATTTGCTAAAAATAAATCTCTTTTATCTGCATCTTTAGGAAATACAGTAAGCCTAAATGTAATCGGGTAATTTTTTTTATTTTCCATAATGTTTGTTTTTTTGGTTGTTGTTTTATTTTTATACAGCAAATATATAATGCTTTTTAATACTAAAAAAAATTTTAACAAAAGTTTAACATTTGACTAGCTACTTGATACATAGCTTTCATCTTCTTAATCTCACCTACAGTTCTAGGTAAGTTAATCTGTACTTCTTTTCCTGTACTATGATGTATGTAGCATTGTATTACTGCTATTATTTCTCCGTAAGTCATTAGTAAACGAAGTAACTACCTTTATGTGGATTCTCTAATTGTGAAGTTAATGCATATCGTGTAGCATCTATTGCGTGATTGTATGCATCTATTGGTTTATTTAGTGTATTACCTTCCTTGTCTTGCATCCAAGTATAGTTAGCTAATTCTTTCTTTAGGTTCTTGCTTCTTGATGTTACGTATACCTTATTTTGATTTATAAGATTAATACCATATACTATACTATCTCTTCCTTTAGATACTGGTAATACCATATGACCATAACTATTTAATTCAGCTATTGATTTTGGTTCTGCACTATCAGCATATATTATATCTGTAACATTATTGCTCTTTAATAAATTACTTATTTCAGAATTTAATAAACCTTTTTGATATATTACCTCATCAAATATATATGAATCATTATATTTATATAAAGCTATTAATGTAGTTGGATCTACACTATATCCAAAGTCCATACCATAACATAGTAATCTAGCATCTGATGGTAAATCAATCTCTCTCCAATCTGGTATACAAGCACCTTCTAATCTACCTACTTGTCCTAATCCATATACTTTCCACCAATTAGACCAATAATCACTTTCATTAGCTTTTTTTCTTGCTAATTCTATCTCATCTATAATTGATTTAGGTAGTGCCTCGTTATCTAAATAAGTTAAGATAATAAAATCTACATCTCCATCATTTAGTAACTCCCTGTGCACCCAGAATTCATTTGTAGGATTGTAGTCTAACCATATATCACCTGAAGTACGAATAGCTAATTGATTATAAGCTTCAAATGGTACGTTATTACACTCATTTATATATAATATGTTTCTTCTTGCTCCTCTTAATTTATCTGGCTGATCTACGCTAAAAAATTCAATATAACTACCATTAGCAAATGTATATTTTAATGTTGACTTATTAAACTGTATATCTCTATATCTATTAGTCATCATCATTATCTTTAAGAAGTCTTTTAATGCACCTCTTCTTAAATGTGGTATAGATTCTGATACTACACTTATTTCTAATAATGGTTCTCTTATTGCTTTATCAATTAAAATAGGCAATACACCAAATGTTTTACCAGCTGATGTACCACCTTGAATGATACGCTTACGTTTCTTGAGACGCAACATCTTTTTAATAGCAGTAGTAACTACAAACTCACTCATAAAAGTGTCTTAAATGTATTATAAATCACTTATATTAAATAGTGGTTGTTCGCTATTCAATGTAATATCTTTAGTTTCTCTTGGTTTACCAGCATAATAGTTATAGAATAACTGTACAAATTTAAAATCACCAGCTTCTAATCCTTTATTAAGCGCTTCAAATGCTAATGGTTCTAATGGTTTTAATTTTTCTATTAATGCTACTTCTTCTGATTTTGAAGGTCTACCTGCTCCTTCTCTTGCACCACCTCTTTTATTTTCCATTTGAATTAATTTGTTTATTCAATTTAAAAATAATATAAATAACTAACTGTTAAATCGTTTAACTAATATCTTTCTATATAAATAGTTTATTGATTCTTTATTACAACCTCTATTATAGTAAAAGTTCATTACTCTTTTTATTCTTTGTAACTCTGATTGCTTTTGTTTTTCTTTTGCTGTCATAACTTTTCTATTTCTTGTTTAACTTCTTGCCAATATATTTTTGCAATTGGATGCGTATAAAATTCATTAATTATTTCTTCAACTGCTATTAATGC